GGTTTCCAGTCTAAATTTAAATAGGACAAATCACCGTTTATAGATAACTCATCCTTATATTTTTGTATTGATTGTTCGCCTCTAGCGTACAATCTTAAATTATGAAAATTATTTTGATTATATTTATACTTATTGTTAGTTGTATCATTATTGAACCACTCTTGCTCTATAGCTTTACCAACTTTCAAACCATAATCATAGCTAAGCTTTTCAGCATCACTTACTGTTTGACTTGGAAAATAATTTTTAATGCCAGACTCTGCCATATATTTATTTTATTATTTGTGAATTACTTCCAGTATTACTATACTTAGAAATATTTATGTTTAATTTAGGTTTTTCAACCTTTGCGTTTGGTGCATATAGATGCCTGTTGTTAGCCATTATAGCTAAACCAGAACTTATAGTTGCGTCAAACTTTGTTCTTTTGTTTATATCAAATTTACTCCAATCATTTAATAACTCGTTAAAATACAAATCACCAAAACTGCCATCTTGTTTTATACCTACGTGATCTTGTATATACATTTCAACTGCAGCTGCATGTGCTTGTTTTATATCTTCACTAGAGTTTGGTATACCTCCAACTTCTTTTTCCGCGGTAGATAATTTATTCCAAACTTTATCAGGTCTATTCATACTAAAACCCCTATATCCTCTACGTCTTAAATAATATAAAAGACGTGGTTTATTATTTTCTGCAAGTATCGGCATGCCATAAAATACTAATGCCATTAATACATCTTCAAAGAATATTTCAGCTGTAGGTGGTCTTGATAAGTATTCTAAAAAAAAGCTATTCGCAGGAGCGTCCTCCATACTAAACCTGGTTA